ATAGGAATTGACAATAACTTTTTACCAACAGCTTCTTTATCTGCAAGCTGGCAGTTTTAAAATAATATGCAAGATGATATTAAAAAAATAATAGCTTCCGAATACATTCAATGTGCTAAAGATCCAGTACATTTTATGAGGAAATATTGTTATATTCAACACCCCCAAAGAGGGAGAATTTTATTTCATCTTTATCCTTTCCAAGAAAAAGTATTAGAGCTTTTTCAAAACCATTCCTACAATATTTTAAATAAATCCCGTCAATTAGGTATTTCTACTTTAGCAGCAGGATTTTCTTTATGGTTAATGTTATTCCATAAAGATAAAAATATTCTTTGTATAGCTACTAAACAGGAAACCGCCAAAAATATGGTAAATAAGGTAAAATTCATGTATGATAATTTACCTTCCTGGTTAAAAGTAGATTTCGCAGAAAATAACCGTTTAAATTTAAGATTAGTTAATGGTTCTCAAATTAAAGCAACCTCAGCTTCCTCGGATGCTGGTCGTTCAGAAGCCGTTTCTTTACTAATTATAGATGAGGCTGCCTTTATTGAAAATATTGGAGAAATTTGGGCTTCTGCTCAACAAACTTTAGCTACGGGTGGTGGATGTATTGCTATCTCTACCCCATATGGAACAGGAAACTGGTTTCATCAAACTTGGATTAGAGCAGAACAACAAGACAACGAATTTTTACCCATTAGATTACCTTGGTATGTCCACCCAGAAAGAAACGAAGAATGGAGGAAAAAACAAGATGAATTATTGGGGGACCCTAAAATAGCAGCACAAGAATGTGATTGTGACTTTAACACCTCAGGTGATACTGTTTTTTCAGGTGAGTTAATAGAATTTTATATAGAAACCTCTCAAAAAGATCCTTTAGAAAAACGTGGTGTAGATCAAAATTTATGGGTTTGGGAGCCCGTAGATTATTCTAGAAGCTATATGGTAATAGCAGATGTTGCTCGAGGAGATGGAAAAGACTTTTCTGCCTTCCATGTACTTGATATAGAATCCAACACTCAAGTAGCAGAATATAGGGGTCAACTTTCAACAAAAGAATTTGGTCATTTACTAGTAGGAATTGCCTCAGAATACAATGAGGCTCTCTTAGTAATAGAGAATGCAAACATTGGGTGGGCTGTTTTACAAGTAGCAATCGACAGAGGTTATAGAAATATCTATCATTCACCTAAGAGTGGAGATATAACAGCTGATTCATATTTTGACCAATATAATAACAATTCATCTTTGGTTCCAGGATTTGTGATGTCTTTAAGAACACGTCCATTGGTTATACAAAAATTCAATGAATATTTTATTGATAAATCTGTAACTATAAATTCTAAAAGATTGTTACAAGAGATGAAAGTATTTATATGGAAAGCAGGTAGAGCAGAAGCTCAACAAGGGTACAATGATGATTTGGTTATGAGTTTTGCAATAGGAATGTATATGAGAGATACGGCTTTTAAATTTAAACAACAAGGTTTAGATTTAACAAAGGCAGCTTTAAACAATATTTCCTCAACAAAAACAAATTACAATTTTGCATACAATCCAAACAAGTATAGTAATGTTCCAAACCCTTATGAGATCAAAACAAAAGAGGGAATGGAATCTATAAAATGGTTATTGTAATATTTATAATATATGGCACAAAAAGATATTTTTTCTAGACTCAAAAGATTATTTTCTACAGACGTAGTAATACGTAATGTAAGTGGAAATCTTAAAGTTGTAGACACAGATCATATTCAATCCTCAGGTGAATTTGCTACAAATTCTTTAATGGATAGGTATTCTAGGTTATACAAAAACCCAGCTGCTACTTCATTATATGGTCAACAATTTAATCTTAATTATCAATATTTAAGACCTCAAATATATTCTGACTATGATGCCATGGATCAGGATGCCATTATTGCTTCTGCTTTAGATATTATAGCTGATGAATCTACACTCCAAAACGAGATGGGAGAAGTTTTGAAAATTAGATCTAGCGATGAGTCTTTACAAAAAATTCTATATAATTTATTTTATGATATTTTAAACATTGAATTTAATCTTTGGAGTTGGATTCGTCAAATGTGTAAATATGGTGATTTCTTTTTAAAATTAGAGATCTCTGAAAAATTTGGAGTATATAATATAATCCCTTATTCGGCTTTCCATATGGAAAGAAAAGAAAATTTTGATCTTGAAAACCCCACAAAAGTAGAATTTGCATATAATCCTGAGGGAAATTATGGTGGTGGTTCAGGTTATTCTTATACACCAAACCAAAAAGACCCAACCAGAATAACATTTGACAACTATGAAATAGTTCATTTTAGATTATTAACGGATTTAAATTATCTTCCTTATGGAAGAAGTTATATCGAGCCTGCCCGCAGATTATTTAAACAATACACTTTGATGGAAGATGCTATGTTAATTCATAGGATTGTTAGAGCCCCTGAAAAACGTATTTTTTATGTAAATGTGGGGGGTATTCCACCCAATGAGGTAGAGAATTTTATGCAGAAAACTATCTCAACAATGAAACGTACCCCACACGTGGATCAAGAGACTGGGGAATATAATTTAAAATATAATATGCAGAATCTGTTGGAAGATTTTTATATTCCAATTAGAGGAAACGATACTACAACCAAAATAGATACTACTAAGGGTCTAGATTACGATGGTATTCAAGACGTTGTATATTTAAGAGAAAAATTATTTGCTGCTCTTAAGGTTCCAAAAGCATTCTTGGGATACGATGAAAACATAGAAGGTAAAGCCACACTAGCAGCAGAGGATATCAGGTTTGCCCGTACAATCGATAGAATCCAAAGAATTGTAGTATCTGAACTATATAAGGTTGCCTTTATCCATCTTTACACCCAGGGCTATGATGAGGATTCGTTAACTAACTTTGAACTTTCATTAAATACTCCTTCTATCATTTATGATCAAGAGAGAATTGCATTGATGAAAGAAAAGGTTGATTTAGCTTCCTCATTAATGGAAAATAAATTATTACCCACAGATTGGATTTACGATAATATTTTCCACCTTTCAGAAAACGAATATAACTCCTATAGAGATTTAGTTTTAGAGGATGCTAAACGTAAATTCCGTTTAACTCAATTAGAAAACGAGGGTAATGATCCAATAGCAACAGGTAAATCATACGGAACACCACATGATTTAGCCTCATTATATGGAAAAGGAAGATACCAAGATAATTCAGTACCTGATGGATATGATGAAAAATCTCCATTAGGAAGACCTCAAGAAAATCCAACAGATAAAAATACCCAAGATAATGCTTTTGGAAAAGATAGGTTAGGTATTAAAGGAATGAAAGTTGATGATCAACCAGCTAATGTTAACTTAAATTTTAAAGGAAATTCTCCACTGGCTTTAGAGGTTTTAGAGAAAAATAGATCTCTAATAGAATCTTTAAAAAAAGATTACAGTAAAAATAAATTAGAAGGAGAATCTCTATTGGATGAATCTCAGATAAGAGAATAATATTTATAATAAACTGGAAAAATGTCAATAAAACATTCTAAATATAAAAATACAGGAATTTTATTTGAACTTTTAATAAGAAGAGTTACCGCGGATACTTTAAACCAAAAGAATTCTCCTTCATTAAATATAATTAAAAAATACTTTTCAAAAACTGAGTTATCAAAGGAATTAAAACTTTATGAGACTATCTCTAAATCTAGTGGATTAACAGAATCCGAAGCTAATTCTTTGATTTCTCTTTTACTAGAAAATTCTAAAAAATTAAACAAAAAAGCTTTAAAAAAGGAAAAATATAACTTAATTTCAGAAATTAAACATCACTATAATTTAGATGAGTTTTTTAAAACAAAACTTTCAAATTATAAAACATTTTCCTCGTTTTACACATTACTAGAGATCTATAATAGTAATGATTATACAAACCCAAAAGAAATTATAAAAAATAAACAAACTTTATTAGAACAAATCTGTAAAGCCTCTATTTCGGAAGAATCTTTAAAACCTGATATTATTAAAGAATTCCAAACCTATGATAAAGATTTAAGATTATTAACATATAAAATTTTATTAAATAAATTTAATGAAAAATATTCTACTCTTAATATTTATCAAAAACAAATTTTAAAGGAATTTATAACTTCTGTAGATTCTACTCCTAAACTAAGAGAAATTTATAATGATAAATCATCCCAATTAAAATCTATATTAGGAATTTTTAATAAAAGAATTACAGATCAAGTAACTAAAATTAAATTACAAGAGGTTATTTCTTTATTAGAACCTAAAACTAATAAATGTTCTATTAATTCAAATGATATTTTGAATCTCCTTCAATATTTTTCACTAGTTGAAGAATTAAACAATATTCATGGAACTAAAAAATCTAATTAAAGAATCTTTAGGAAAAAAATTTAAGTTAGTTCCTACAGGTGTAGATCCTGAAACAGGATCTTCTTCCTCTGAGGTTAAATATTTTCCTGACTTTGTTTCTTTATTAGAACTCTTAGATAATCTTGTAGAAACTTTTAAAGGAATTTCTTCTTTTGAAGAATTAAAAGGAGACTCTAAATTAGCTGATTTAAAAAGAAATTCGGAATTATTAAGAAATGCTGTTAGATTACATTTGAGAAAAAATTATGCATCAGATTATCAACAGTATAAACAAAAACTCCCTGAAATATCTACCACAGGTACAGGAGCAACTTTTACACCAGGGAAAGGTGAACAATATGCTAGCCCCAAAGCTTTTCAAAAAAAAGGTAACAAACCCGTAATATATTATTATAAGTTAGGGTTTAAACCTGTAAATAAAACAAAATTACGAAAAGCATCAAAAGGAATAGAAGTAATCGATATTTATAAATAAATGGGATACGGGTATAAACTTAAAGAAAACCAAGATCCTAAAGAATTTCATGCCCAAAGGATAGAAGGTTTTGAAAAAATAAGTGACAAACTATTTGAGATTGCTTCTTTATTAAGAAAAGCAAAATCAGATACTAAAAAATATTATGAGGAAAATCCTGACTCATATGCTGTAGTATATGGAACAGATTTAATTCAGGATTATTTAGATGATATAATAGAATTACTAAAAAAATGAAAACAATCCAAGAACATTATTTAGGTTTAAAAGAAGGAAAAACTTCTAAACAATATTTCCATAAATTAGCTAGAACTTTATTTCCTAACCTAATATCTAATCAAAATTCATTTGATGATACTGTTAAGATTTTAAGAAATAGAGGTATAATCACTGAGGCTACTAAAGCAATAGAGAAAAAACCATCCAAAGAAGTAATGGATGTTCAAGCTAAACAATTTAATTACCAAGACCCTAAAAACATTGATACAGTATATGGGGCTGAGTTTTTAAAAGGATTTTATGCTGAAGCAAAAGATCCCTCTAACAAAGAAAAA